CCATAGAATAAATTATCATGGTATGTTACATGACCAGAATCATAGCTAAGCAATGAGCATCCTGGAGAACCGACACCGCTATTATTTACCAAGCAGTGACTTATCGTGACGTTATGGCAACCCTCAGTTATATCTATGTCACCATCTAATGATCCTGCGACATCACAGTGATCTATTACGATGTCGTGAGCATTACGCGTTATCTGTATGCCGTCGCCGCCCGCTCCGCGTATGCGTAAGCCTTTTACGATTATATTGCTACCGCTTGCCGTGACGGACAACGCCTCGCCGATGAGGATAAGGGCATCAAATGTGGAGGTTATCGTCACGGCGGAGGGAGCGGAAAATCCGTCAATAGTAGTATTCAGCAGCACGTAACATGGGGCTGTGAGCGAAATGGTACCGCCGACTGAGAAAGTTATATAGCGGCCCGACTGGCTAAGCGCGTCGCGCAATGTTCCTGGCCCACTGTCCAGTAATGACGTAACTACAAACGGCGTTATGCCGCCAGTTGCAGCAGCGCCGAATCCTTGGTAACCGGGCACCGGTAAAGCAGACCACGGCATGACGAAGTCGCTAAATACGAACGATGGTGATGGTGGTGTAGGCACTACAATAACGGGTGGCGTTGATGTCGGTATCACGATCACGTCGGCCACGATTCCGTTATTCGTTTTTACCGTGTATGAAATCGACAACACGCGGGTACTGCTCAGGTTCGACGAGAAGCCGATAATGCTAGCGCCTGGCACTGATTTAAGAATTTCTTTGCGCAACAACGCCGATATTAGTTGTATGTTTGGATTCTTTTTAAGTACATCTTTTCTATAATCCGGCCCGAACTGAATATCAAGAAACCATTCACCAATAAAAGTGCTTAAGCGATCCTTTATACGCTGGGCATCTTCTGGCAAGCCTGTGACAAGACGGATGTCACCGTTCGCAATCACCAAATCATTCGAGTACTCTAAATCCATAAATGGCTTTAAGGCTGAGCTGTTTTTATGAAAAAATGGTACACGGCGGTTCCTACTCCACCGAACACAGTAATGATAAACCAACCAATAACAGTGGCCTTTATCTTTTCGCTTCTATCTATACTGCGCTTTTCTTTGTCGATCATAATCTTGACGAACTCATGGTGATCGCGATGCGTTTCATCGTCTATGCTGCGTCCAGCATTAAGTGCATCACTGAAAGACTCAAGCAATTCATGTTTAAATTCTTCCTTGAATGTCTTTAACTGATTTTCATTCATGGCGGCTACCTTATTTTAAATGCTACCGGCATAACACACGATGGGCATGCGCGCTTAATCGCGGTATTGTCTACAACAATATTTCCCGGTTTAATCAGTTCCCTGTCTATGTCGAATCCGGCGCAATGTAAAGCCAATAATTTATGCGACAGATCGCTGACAGGATCAAGCATTACTACCGTCTTTCCGTCGAGATCGTTCCTGTGCCAAGGATGCGGGTGCAGCTCTTTGTCTCTGTTTTTTATTTTCTGCGTTATCTCCATTTCAACGATTGGATCAGTCATGAGCCTGTCCGCATATTGAAGCATTTTTTTGGTGTTTTTTTGGATGCCGGAAATGTTGTAAATGCCATTGTAAATATCGGATTCAACCTGTCGTACTTCACGGTAGCCTTTTCCGTCGCGATAATATGCATCTGCGATATTGGTTGGGCCGTGGTAAGCCCACGTCGGATCTGGCGAAACTGAAAAACTTTCTATCTCGCCAGATGAGCCCATGATCGCAAATATAAATAATCCAATTTCACCATCGCCAAGGTCGTAGGGAGGGCACGCCTGGATATATCGTTCGTCAAAGTAGAAATTCGCGTTAACTGTTGATGCATTCGCTACGCCAATTACACCAGCCGCAGTATTGCCACCAGCAAAACAAGTCGCCGTGGTTTGCCCTATAGTAAAGTCGCTACTCATTGTGTAAAAAGAATATGTTCCTCCCACCAGGGCATAGGTGCCAATGCCTGGGCCTGTTCCGACCAATACCGATCCCGCAGCTGTTGCCGTTTTTAGCTGCGCCTGACCAACTGCGCCGCCGCTGATATTTCCCTGCGCGATAGAGCTAAGTGCCGCAATAGGGCCAGCATCAAATATGGTGGAAAGTAATTGCGTGCCTGTATGATTGGCGCGCGACAGCAACGCGGCTACGTCGGAAATAGTTGATGATGGTTGAGTGCCTGTATGATTGGCTCTCGCCATAAACGAGGCTTGAGGATTGAGTAGAATATAATTTATGTTGTTGCGGTAAAATTCCGCCGACACTCCTGCGATCATGTCTCCGGCAATAATATTATTACCATTTGGTAGCAGGATAGTCCCGGCGGCTGTTGCATCAATCGTTAACGAAGATGGCCCGGTGTTGGTTATGTTAACTATGGCTCGGTAAATATACCCAAGTGCCACCGCCTGTATACCGGCGAGTATGGTGTAAGCGTTTACCGCTCCAGTCATATCGGGTAGTTTGCCGGACACAGCCCGGCTCTCGGCCTGAAAAACATGCGGATTCAACAAATTTAGCCCGGCCCCTGTATATCTAAATCTCGCAACTTGTCCTGCTTGCAGAGCTCCCGCATAAAGTGAATTGCCATTGATCAACGTAATACTAGGCGAGCCCGCTGTATCTGCTGTAATTGTTGCGGCGTTACCGGTATTTGTTAGATGTATTGTGCATTCATAAACTCGGCTGGTTTCAAAGGCCGATATTCCCCACGACACAACATAAGCCGCACCCGTCCCAGTCGTGATAGGAGGCACAGTAGATAGGTGGCTTAGCACTTGGCCACCACCGCGAATATCATTGGTCATGCGCTCATCGGTGATCATTGTGCTGAGTATTGCAGTGGTACCAACAGGGATCAGTATTTTCCCGATACGGTAATAATTCGAGGTGTAAGACGGAGCTACTGGGCTTGCCGCTGGCGTGCCTGTGATAATTACCAGCGCACCCGTTGCATAGTTTATTGCGATCCTGTCTATTCGCGGATTGGTGGTCGGCGCAACAATAAGGGCGGAGGTTTGCTGCACGACCTGAAGCACGCCGGTCAATGTTGGCAATCGTCCCGCGTCTATCACTACCGTCATGTCTGGTGTTAGCGCTTCGTGAGGCGCGAACTGATTGCCCTCGGCATGTAAGTAATTGACCCATTTCGCGATCAGGTTAAACAGCCAGTTAAAATGCTCAAACGGCGGTCTTTCGTTATTCAAAAATCCGCTGGTCTTTTTTGCCGGAATAGGTTCCGCTATTGCGGTAATGCTGTCAGATGGAACCCACGATAAATCTTTTGGCTTAGACATTAAAATGACCTCGATAATTTTCCGCCAGCAACTTGTGAAACATTACTTAAACCATGTAGCGCATCAATTGGGCCAACACCGTTGACATCGGCTTGCGTAATATCGCTAAAATAGAAAGTATCCGCAACTGCGGCGAATTGCAAAATTAAATCAATACCACCGGCTTTGACTGATGTCATTGCAAGACGTATCTGACTATCTGTTGTTGGGTCGTTTATATCAACCGCCACATGAGCGACAAACTGAACGGCGGCAGGATAAACATCAGCAGAAAAAACAGTAGTTGCACCAGTCAGCCCTTTAAATACGCTGATCAATACCTCGATCTCGCCTGACTGCTGCAGGATGCTGGTTTGTGCAAAGAGGCGTGATCGGAAAGCAGGGTCAGTTTCTCCAAGAGGGCGAGGTAAATCTAATATTTCAGCGATACGATCAAGTTGCGCACCGTTCGCGGTTGATATGGCTCTTTCGTCCAGCAAAGCATTAAATACAGTTTCAATATCTTGAAAGCGCCCGGCATACAGGCTCAGAATGTTTCTTAAATTTGTTGCAACATAAAACTGATCCGGAAGCCTTGCCAGCGCTATGTCTGCATGATTGCCGACTTTGATCGTCATAATAGGTTTATGGCTATGCGCGAAGTATCGAAGTCTGCAAGTGACGTTTGCGCAACGATAATATTTGCGCTAAGCGTGGGGCCTGGCGATATCCCTATTTTTACGACGACACCGGTAATCCCAGGTACATCGCCAAACGAAGAAATAAGCGCAGGGGAAACAATCACGTCATCACCGATCAACAATGTGGCCTCGTATGCCAATATCCGATCAATAACCACCTGCGTACCAGGGAACCCGGCGATAACGGTAAGATCAAGGATCAAATAAATAGGCACCAGCGTTGGGCGAGAGAACTTGCTGATGTGCGTTACGCCCTGAGAGTCGGCCACTATACCGTTAATATTTCCAAATGGTTCGATACCGGCAGCTTTTTTATCCCACACAACGCCAAATATCGTGGCATCGGCTCCCCCTTGTACTAGGCACTCGATGCTATTGGGTGGTCGTCCGGTGGCTGGATCAGTTAAGCCCGTTGCGTTCTCGAACACTTTTGCTTGCGACACACCGGTAATTTGCAGTAATGCGCCACGGATCGCCTCAAGGCGTGCGGCACCCAAACCCTTTAATGCCAGCAATCGCCGCGCCCTCAGCTCTGTGTCTGTTTCCACGTTTCGGCCCAACAGCGCATCAGTCTGATTTTCTACTCGGTTAAGGCCGGAAACGGTGTTTACGATTTGTGTCAGAGTTTTTGCCAACGCAACCACTGGGCCAGTAAATACGGCTTCGCACGCTGCCGCAGTTGCGGGGTCGCCTACAAAGGTTCCTGTCGCTGGCGTTGTCGGAGTCGTCGTTACTGCATATGTAAATGAGTTGGCATTTGGCACAGTGAGCACTGTCACCACCCCATTATATTCGGTTTGTATCGCGCCGCTTATAAATGCTCTGCCACCAACAGGGCGACCGTGAGCTGTGGCTGCAGCAGTGACAATATTGCCTGATCGCGTCAGCGAGGTGATGGCGAACTGTGATCCCGATAAAACAACAGCCGACAATGTTTTAAATTGATCACCGGCATTAATGACTGAGAACAATGTCCCTGCTGGTATGGTGGTGCCTGATGTACCGGCCAGATACGCGGTAACCGTTGAGGCAATGGCTGGGTTACGGCTGATAGCCGTTATCTCAGCAACTCGATTCAGCGCGGCATCGGTCGCGCTTGATGGGTACTGGCTGTTGTAGACTGATTCCGCCATCTCCCACACGGACGCTTCTCGGTCGGCCATGATTCCGATGATTTTTCCGAACTGTGTGTCAGGTGATGTCTTGATGCCCTGCCCAAACACCGCGCGAAATGCCGCCGTGAGATCGGTCTGTATCTCCGCGATGCGCTTTGTTATAAATCCTGTTGCGGTAACGCCTGCCATGAAATTACACCTTAATGGTTCCGAGGTTTGTTAAGACCGTATCAACTTGTGCTTTTATATTATTGACTGATGCGCCAAGATTTACAAAATTAATTACATTCAGTGGTGGGCCGGTGACTCCGCCCTGTGGGTCTGAGTGCGTTATCAATGCGATGTTGGTCAGCGTGCTGGACAACTGCGCACAAAGGCTTGATAGCTGAGTAAAGGCGGTATGTGCCATGGCGATCAAGTCGTTCTGATCGTTGCCGATTGTGATCTTGGTGCCCGGCTTGACTTGTATTTCCAGCGCGTCCGGGTTCGCAGTGGGAAACAGTTTAAGCTCCGGGTATCCGCCAGGAATGGCGAACGCATCATTGATGCTGTGCATTCGGTTGTCGGACGGGTCTTTATAGTCACCGTCCGAGGTTATCCAGTTCCGCAGACCGCGATCACAGAACACCAGTAGCACGATGTCTCCAACTTTTATCGGCACCTTTATTATTGCTGTTGCACTACGTGGATGAATCACCGGGACGTGCGATAAAACGGGGTATTTAAATGTCTCTTTTCTATTCGATAGTTTTCTTTTTATCGCCGGTTGTACTGAGGCGTGATGTGTCTTTGGATCGTAATCCATGATAATGCCAGGCATAGCTACACGCAGGTCGGACTCACGCGCCTGTATGGCCAAGGTAACAAAATCGAATAACTCGCTCATGGCGCAAGATACCCAAGTTCAGCTGCGTTATCCTTGATAGCCGCATAATACACCTCAAGCTCCGTATACCAGTCATCGCTGTGTGTGTCGCCAACATGCGTGATTTGTTTCACATAAAATTCACTATTGAGCCGATAGTCACCAATGGTTGTGTCATTGATAGAGTCAGAATCAATAAATACTTTCTGTAAAAGTTTAATGGACGGACGCAGTAACATTTTTATTGTTGCGCCGCTCTTGTTAATGCGCGGCGATCCTATCATGCCGGTTTTTTTTGATATGGTGTTGTTGGCGTTACTTGTTGCTGATTTCTCGCGTGGCGTAAGTTTTTTATATACTAGACATTGACCATCTTCTTCTATGGTCAATTCAAGGTCGTAGGGAAATAGAAAGTTCTGTGCAGCCAGCATTGAGAGTGTGCTCTCGGCATAATAGGGCTGGGTCTTGCCAAGAATTGCATCCAAAGCCTCTGACGTGTATTTTATATCCATACCCGTTGGCGCAAGGATATCGTCGATTATTTTTTTTGATTGCGTTGTATTGTTATAGCTGATGTTGGTATACGACTTGTTCGCCACCTCTAAGCCACTAAATATTGATAGCTCAGTTACCCAGTCCGGGCCTACCCTATTATGCCTAACCTCAAGCAAGTCCCCGGCAATCAACTGCACCAGATCGTCATTATACCCGGCGTGCAAAGTGATTTTCACTGCTTTGAAATATGGCGTGTAGATTGGCAATGGCTTTGATAATCGATTGCGATGGGTTTGATTAAGATTGTAAATAATGATCATGCCATGATTGGCTTTTTCTCCATCGTTCTTCTCGACCTCGAACGCGATCCGCAAGTCTTCGATTGGATCAATGCTGTTGTCTGAAAAAGTTACTTTGCATTTTCGCAGGAAAAGCTGACCACTGAACTGTGATGACGGAATATTAACATCCACGGCCATAAGTAATCAGTCCTCGTATTGCAGCTGTACGGTTACACCAAAATTATCCTTGGTGGGATCGGCATAACCGCCCAGGCTGTCGACGATGTTTAATTTCCCTTTTGGTAGGTCGGCGGTGTGCAGGTATTGCGCAAGTAAATCATTTCCACAAACCAACTTTATTCCTGATATAAGCACGACATTTTCGCGTGAAATATCCAACATGAAATGCTCGTCGCGCGGATTGTACCGGATGATCAGATCGTAAAACTTTCCGCCCATTTCTACCTGCTGTGTGTTCAGCTCAACCGTTGAGATCACTGGAATAGTAAATTTCATGGCACAGGAACCTTACTCACAACGCCGCGATCAATGATTTTACCCGCCGAATGCAGGACATCCTCCTGAATACTGGTTCTATTGTCGGTGACGTTTTTACCGATAATAAATAGCTCTCGCAGTACGGCGGAGAATCGAATGGACTTACCGTCGCGCCCATCACGAGGAAATGAGATGCTTTCAAGCAGCATATTTTCATAAACGTTGATGCCGGTGGATACTATGAAAGGCGTTCTTTGCAGCTGAAGCGTGACTAGCGCTGCATAAGCTTCTTTTGCACCATTAATTTTCGGGACACCCAATATGACCAGTGACGCATCGGTCACGCGTCCGCTGATGTTCAAAATAACCGGTTTCAATACTACGTGGTCATTAGTCACTGTGCCGTCTTCAATAGGATTCTCGGTGATCATGCTGTCGAAACGATGCTCCTCGTCCAGCGTGACATCGATCTCAATATCGCCGACCTTGGTAATCATCGTGAAGTTATTGATGATTGACATTATCGCTCCCGCTTCTTGACCTGGTTGACAGCATTATTGATCTGCTCTTTTTGTTTCTTGGTGATCTGGTCTGCCACCGATTTAGGATCAGGGTTGGTGATCTGGTAGGTGTTGTTGATATTGATCTCGGTGTTGCCCTTTTCCAGAGACTCATACAGCCTGGCTTTTTCAGGGATGGAGCTATCATCGGTGATTGTGTTTCTTTTTCCGGTGTCTTTCGATTTACCTCTGAAACTATCTAAATTAACCAGAGAATCTTCTGCAACAGGCGTGAATCCGGCCTCTGGGACACCAAGGTTCTTTAAGAATTCTTTTACATAATTCGGGCTCGTGGCTTTGTATACGAACGATCCGACGTTTTCAAGTGCGTTGTTTGTTTTTCCCTGGTCGAGGCCCAGTGTTTTATCAACAAGACTACTGGCGCTATTTGATACTGATTTTGCCGCAGAAAAAATTCCGTTTTTGTTGATGTTAGATAATAGCTCGCTTAAATTTTTAATTGCGGGAACAAGTAGATCTCGAATATCTTTGCCGAGGTTTTGTAGTATGTCCTCCAGCTGTTTGCTGGCCTCTCTGGACTTCAGAAGACTGTCGGGAATGGCTTTGATCGCCTTATCTTGCTCGGCCCCGGCTTCACCGATGATCCTGCTGAATGCGGCCACGCGAGTATTCAGGTCGATCACACCACCTGGATCACCGACTTTTTTCGCCTCAAGGATAAAATCTTCAAATTGTTTTTTTATTAGATCGAATCCAGGTATTTTGTCCTGGAATATTGCAAAGTCGCCACTGGATACCGCATTGGTCAGCTGTTCGACTATATCTGCTGCATTTTCACCGGTTATCGCACTTTGTTTGGCTGAGAACTCCCAAAGCTGATTAAACGATTGAAGTTCTTTTTTGCCACGCCCCATTGTTTGCA